AGGAGGGGAGGGGCCCCAGCAGCTATCCTTTTCCTATAACTGCTCTATCCTGTGTTTTATATTGTTGTTGCTCTCTGTGTTTTTCATTGCCGTTCCTTCTATGTTGTTTGCTATTGTTTTCTGTGCTTCCCGTTTTGCTGCGTTCTTTGCTGTTGTCAGTTCCGCGTGTTGTTTTTGTCCCGTAGTCTAAGTGTGTTGTTTTGTCGATGATCTAAGTGCGTGGTTTTATCGTGTTTTTTGTTTGCCTGGCGTGTCGTGTTTGGGGCATGGTAGTATAGAACTATCAACCAATGGAACGGAAAGGATGGTGGTTGAGATGATTGACGGCAGCGACGATACTCGTAACCTTACTCTTGAGGCTTGTCCGTTGGGCGTGTTGTATGAGGCGTTTCGTAACTATGATGATGTTACGGCGCTTTATGTGACCTCGCTTGGGAATGATGCAAAGCGTGTGGAATATGTGGAGGTTGAGTTTAAGGTTAGTGGTAATGTGCGGTTTAGCATAAAGCCTGTGACCGAAAAACCGTTTGTGTTTTTTGTGTCTTGGGTTAGCGATGGTTATCATTATATTCGTGTGAACTTCCGTGACATTGCGCTTATGTCTCCTAAGAAAGTCGCCAGGTTTGTGGCGGCCTATGTTCGCGACCTTGCGTTCGGTATCTAACTGGGTTAGTGGTTTTTCCTCGCTAGTGTAATTGGTGGTACGGCAGTCTTTGGAACTGTTTGTCTAGGTTCGATTCCTAGGCGGGGAGCGAATGGGTTGCGTAGGGTGGCCCGCTGATTATAAGGATGGTGGTTATCATGAAGCGTTTTCGTGATTTTTTTGCAGCATGTGTGGGAGTGGGTTAAGGTTGTTGCGTTATGGTTATTGATTGTAGGGGCTATTGTGTTGGGTTCTGTGATTGGGCACTTGGTTATTGTTATCTAAGAAAGGACGTGTGAACGTATGAGTTTTGTACCGATGACGTGGGACGCGGCCATGGCTACCGCCTACTACGAGCAGGGTTACCGTGCCGGTTTGACGCTTCCCGCTCATGCTATCCGCCCATTGGAGGATGCGGCGTGCGCTCATGGTTATTGTGATTGTTTCCGTGAGGGTTATGCGCAGGGTGTGACGGAGCGTGAGCAGCGTCTGGCCGACTTGCATATCGTGGACGCGATAGTGAGGGGTGAAATTGACCGAGCCTAGCAGTATCATGGAGCTTTGCACGCAACTGTTTGCCCAGTGGACTGAGCAGGGCGCTCATATCGCCGCTGTGGAGGGGTATGAGCGTGGTGTGTTGGACGCCGCCGAGGGTAGGCCCGAACGCGAAACGCTTCCCTATGATATTCATAGGATGTATAAGGATGATTATCAACGTGGATACCGTGAGGGGTATTATCATGGAACCGAAGAACCTGAATTTTGATGAAATCGTATCACAGTATACGACAACAAGATACCGTGCCTACTTTTACATTCCCGGATATGATTATATCTACACCGATTGGTATTACGGCAAGAGCGGTCTTGATGCGCTGCAAACGTTGCGTAATATTGTTTGCAAGTCTGAGGTGGTGGAGGGTTCTGCCGGATACATCCAGTCACAGCGGGTGGTAGTGGCCAAGGCTGTGCGAATTGGCGGGGGTATTGAAAATGAAGAATGATGATGACCGTACCAATTGGTTTGATGATGGCGTACTGGATGATGACCGTGTGCGCCGCGTCATCCGCGGCGGGCGGCGTAATCTGCACTTGCGCGAATACAATGAAGGTGAGGGTGATTGGGAGACGTTCTGCCGTACTGTAGCACTGCTCAAGGACTTCTATAAGCCCCAGGGCGCGCAGGTGGCGTTTGCGGACGGTATCGAACATGCGGCAAACGTTTGCCTGTCATTATCCCCGCGCACGTCCCGTGTCGGCGCGTTGGCGCGAACCCAGAACATTGAAGTGTTGGGCGGCGTCATCTATGCCCCGGCGATGGTGGCGTGGTGTGCGGTCTGCCATGTCAAGGGTGCGACGTGCTATGAGATGTGCAAGATCTGGGACGGCAATGAATTCGCCCAAACCATCATCAAAATAGCGTGTCGTTGTTTTGACAATCTTACTGACGTGCGGTATACTGATGAAGACGTGGCTAGAATGTCACAACAGCAGCAACAGCAAGAAAAGGCGGTATGATTATGGCATACATTAAGCGAGCAAAGCATTATAGTATTGTGCGCGGCGTTACGCGCGGCGAAGACGGGGAACTTGTTGACGCCGAGGTGGTCGTGGAAGGCGCGTGCCGCACGGCCGATATGGCTATGAAGAAGGCCCGTAAGATTAATAAGGACATGCTGCCCATGTCCGCCGAGTATCATGCGCAGGCGACGCGCATGGACGAGGCAATCTATTGGGCTAATTGTGAATTTGGGGATGATACCGTTATCGATTATCCGGGGCCGGTGACCGGCAACGTGGTCGAGGATGATATCATCTCCGAGGAAAATAATTAATAATCCCTATAAGGAAAGGCAACGATAATCATGGCTGACAACGAACTGACCGTAACGAACGGTAACAATTTTGCTGCGAACGGTGCTAATGCCGTCTCCCACTTCTTCGACACCACCACCATGGACGGTAAGATGGCGCTCTATAACGCCATGCAGACCGCCGACAAGGTGGACGAACACCTCAACGAGCCGCTGCATGTGACCAACGTGCTGGCGCAGGCCATCGAGGTGGCGAATCAGGAAACCGGTGAAATCAACTCTTCTACCCGCGTGGTTATTCACGCGGAGGAGGGTGACTTTGCCGCCGCCTCCCCCACGTTGGCGCACTCTTTTGGCAATTTGTTCGCCATTTTCGGCACGCCGGACACGTGGGCTTCGCCGCTGACTCTCAAGGTGGTGGAAAAGAAGAGCCGCCGCGGCTACAAGTTCTTCGACCTTGAATTGGTGTCGGAGAACAAGCGCAAGTAGCGCGATTGTCCACACCATATGATAGCATGGTAATGTCCCTATAGGGATGTTGCCGCCAAACCGCACCCCCGTCGTTTTCCATCCTTGCGGCGGGGGTGTTTCACACTCGCAAGGAGGGGTCGTGGCAAAACGTAAAACCAATCGACGCGCCAACAATCTGAAACGCAATGCCGCAATCAGGTCGGCGCAGGTACGCAAGGAACGGGCGGTAAGGGATTACAGTACCGGACGCCTCCCCAAGCAAATCACCGAAACGTTCCTGGGCAAACTCAGCGCCCAACAGCTTGAGCAGGTAGCACGACGTATCGGGCGGGAGTTCGGGGAACAACAGCAAGCCTTACGGGCGCGGGATAACGAACCGTATCAGGTCGTGCCCGACGTGCATATTACGAAACTTGACCGTGAGATGGCGGCGCGTCCGCTGATATCCGACGCGGAAATCGCCGCAGCCCCGTCAAAACGCAGGAAGACATTACGGCAGCAGCAGCGCCGACGGGTTGAGGCGCGGCAGAAAATCAAACGCGCCCAGCGATTCGAGGCGCTGAGCATGGCCCAATATACCGTGGGCGAAGTACGCGAAATGGAACGCGCGGGCGAATCACCGTTCGACGTGTTGGGTACTCATACGGTTGGTGGTTCGGCGCGGGATGAACTCACGCGCAATCGCGCGAACGTGTTCGGTACGGAACGTGGCATAAGCCACGCGCGCGCGATGATACGCGACGGGAATCGTAAGGGACTTGAGCGGGAAATATTGGAGTACACCGGGCTTGTGGGGCGTGCGCCATTGCGCGCGGGAACCAAGCGGATACCCGATAGTGAGGGTGTCTCGGATTTTGATAGGGTTGAACAACAGCTAGAAGCGTTCGACTCTAGTATCGCGCAAAAAATCGCGTCTTTATCGAACCGCCAAAAACGATGGCTGATGAACAACACGAATTTTAGCACCGTAGTACGTGAGGCGACATGGTATAATGACAAGACACATAAATGGGAAACCAAGGCGGACGCGGGCGACGTGGAGACACGACTCGATGAATGGATGACCAGCGCACTACGGCACTAAAAGGATGGAATTATGCGAGAGCGTCGAACGGCGGCAACAGACGGCGCAACGCTGTTGACGGATGACGGCATGGAACCATTGACCGCCCATGCCGTCATCCGCCTCACCATGCTCGATCACCATACGCGCGTATGGTGCGCCCACGGATGGCAGGATATCAAGCCCATAGCCGCCGAGTTACTGAAACGCCTCCCCTTGCAGTCGAACCCCAGCAAGGATGGCGTATGGGGAACATTCAACATCCGCGGTCACTTCTACAGTTTCCGCGTACGCATGGGCGGCATCACCGTGGACTTTCTGGACGTGCGCAACATCACACGCGACGAGGGTTTGCATGTTTCACGTGAAACATTCGGAGGAACCACCGACTTGGAAACCACATGGAACATCGCACGGGAATGCGACGCGCTGGATCTCAAGGGCACTACCATAGCCTCGATGGCGATGGCCGACTATATCGGCGGGGATTATGCCGGGTTCAAACGTCATTTTCCACCACTGCCCAAGGATGATTACCATCGGATGCGACCCGCCTACTATGGGGCGATAGTGTACAGCAAGGAGGGGGAATATGCGGACGCCACCAGTTGGGATGTCAACAGCCTGTACCCGGCCATCATGCGAGACATGCCCATGCCGACGGGAATGCCGGAATGGTATGACGGAAAGTATCAATATGATGCCGACCATCCACTTCACATCGATGTCATCGATTTCGACGCAAGGTTAAGACCCGGCAAAACGGCCACGCTCACCAATATTCTGCCAGTGTGGGGATATGAGGGTGAACGCTTGGATAGCACGCTGGGCGTCATCACCATGCCGGTCACGGATGTGGATTGGGAGACGCTCACGGAAAACTATGATGTGCACGTGTGGGAGCATGTCGGCGGTTGGAAGTTCCGCAAATCGCATGGACTCTATTACGACTATGTGGATAAATGGTTCCACGTGAAACAATCCGCGACCGGAGAGCGCAAACAGATGGCGAAACTGTTGCTTAACTCATTGGTGGGAAAGTTCGGCGCCTCACTCTACCGGCCCATGCTGCACCCCAAGCCCTCCGTTGACGGTGGCGTGGATTTCACCGTGGACAAACCGGAGTCAACCAACTCACTCGCATGGCTGCCGACCGCCGCCTATGTGAACGCCTACGGCAGGCAGGTGCTGTCCCGTGCGATGAACGCGAACGCCGACCGCGTACTGTACGCCGACACCGATGGCATGATATTGGCGGGACTGGACGCGCCCGCAGGTGTTGAAACGGATGACCGGAAACTAGGCGCATGGAAAAACGACCACACATATACGAAGCTCCGTATCCTCGGCAATCGCAAATACTGCGGCGTGGAAACGGATGGCGCCACGGTCATGCGGTTGAGCGGCGTCCATCGCGCGGCCCCCATACCCTACGACGAATTCCTACCGGGGTCACGTCATCGCAATGATGACGGCCATGGTTTCGTGCTATAATAACCGGTAGCGGGGTGTGCGTCCCAAGCTGATTCGATGGCCCGACCGGTAGGCAATCGGTAAGGCGATTCGGTCGGATGTAGACGTGCGTAGCCAGCGCCCATTGACGGCGAGGGAACCCGCACAGCCTAGCAATCCGGCCCGGCAGCGTGATTGCTGCCGGGCCACTACCTTATAAGGGGTGATTATGGACGATACCGAAAACAACGAGCCGGACACCACGCCCGACACCGAGCCGGACGCCGGACCGGCCGACGATACCACGCCGAACCCGGAGCCCGAAACGCAGGACGATGGCGAACCGGAGGACGCGGGCGATGACAAGGACGCCGACATGGCCAACCGTCTCAGCGCCTTGGAGGCGACCGTGGCGGAACTATCCAAGACCATTGAGGCGATGCGCGACACGGCAGCCGACCACGTGTTGAACGACGGCCCGGACGCCGACGCGACGCCGGAATCGGCTGACATGACCGATGACGATTACAACGGCACCTACAGCACGTTCGATGACCTCTACGAAGACTGACGATCAGAAAGGAACAACCATCATGGCCACTACCCCAGTGGTGACGCCCAAGCAGCAGCTTAGGCCGCTCACTGAATTCAACAACGCCCAGATCCTCAACATGATTCGTAACGAGGCGTCCCCCGAATACCAGAGGCGCATGCCGTCCGCCACCCAGATGAACATGGATAGGCAGATGGCCACGCTCATGTCGTCCACTCAGTTGAAGAACGAGTTTTACGCGGCGCTGGTCAACCGCATTGGCGGCACCTATGTCAACACGTGGCGTTGGAACAATCCTCTTGGCGTGTTCCAGCGGGCTTCCCAGGCGTTTGGCGACACGTGGCAGGAAATCGCCGTGGGCATGCCGCTGGCTCAGGTGTACGACCCCGACGCGGAATACTTGGGCGCGGATAACTTCCGCAAGTGGAAAGTGGACGTGGACAGCCTCTACCACCGTCTGGACTTCGCCCACTGGTATCCGGCCACCACGGATGACAGGACATTGCAGCGCGCGTTCACCTCCGAAACCGGTTTGGCCTCGCTGACCTCGCAGATTCTCACGTCGTGCTATAACGCCGCCGAAGTGGACTTGTTCGAGGCCATGTGCCACCAGTTCGTCGAGTACGCGAAACTCGGCGGATATTACCGCGTCCACATGGACAACGACCTTAATGACATGGGGTCCACGGAGACTCAGGCGCGCGACATGCTGCGGCAGATTCGCGCGTGGGCCGATACGCTGAAATTCGTGTCCACCCGGTATAATGCGCGTCACATGCCGACGTTCGCACGCCCCGACGAACTCGTGCTGTTCTGCTCCCCCGAAGTGAAGAGCGCACTGGACGTGCAGGGTCTGGCGACGGTGTTCCAGCGGACGGACGCCGAGCCGACCATCGACCGGATCATCGTCATCCCGCAAGACCGATTCGGCATGGACGGCGTGCAGGCCATCCTGACCACCGACAAGTTCCTCATCGACATTCCGGTCATCAATGAGATGACGCAGCAGACCAACCCGGTCAACATCAACTCGGTCAACCATTACCTGCATGTGCAGCACATCATCAGCGTGAGCGGCTTCGCCCCGGCGGTGATGTTCTGGACCGGCGCCGGGTCCACCGCCAAGATGGTGGCACCGACCGGTACGACCGCCAAGACACCGACATTCCAGCTTAAGCTGGCGATGTACGGTGGCGGTTCGGAAACCCCGGGCAATGTGGCGCGTGGCGGCGCGGTGCAGGTCACCGCCGACACGACCATCGGCAACGACGGCACGGCCACGTTCCGCTCGGATGCGGTCGAATATCGCATCGGCGATACCGCCAAGCCCAAGAGCGATTACACGTACATCTCCCCGACCGGCGTGCTGGTGGTCGGCCTTGACGAGCCGAACACCACCATCCCGGTCACGGCGACCGCGCTGTACACCGACCCGGCAACCCCCGAAGTGCCGGGCACCGTGTCCGCCGCGCTGAGCGTGCCGGTGGTCGGTGACGGCGTCATCGGGTTCAACCCGTCGATTGTCGCGTCGATCGCCGTTGACGTCCCGAAGGTGACCACGGGTCATACGACGCAGGCGACCGCGACGGCCACCATGATCGACGGGCGCAAGGCCGACGTGACCGCGCAGGCCGCGTGGACTTCCGGCACCCCGACCAACGCCACGGTATCCGAATCGGGCGTAGTGTCCGGTGTCAAGTCCGGCAACTCCGATATTGCCGCCACGCTGTTCGGCGTGTCCGGCAAGAAGCAGGTGACCGTATCCTAGTGGTATGATGGGAGGGTAGCCGGTTGGCTACCCTCTCTCACGGTGTGACGCAAGTCAAGGCCCGGAGCGCAAACCACGTGAGCGTTCCGGGCCTTGTTCATACCGGAGGCTGGATGATGATTGATGATATCAACCCGTATGCGGAGGCTAATTTTTCATGGGCGGAATGGACGCCCAACACCACGCTGAAACTCTGCCGTGTCCCGTGGGATGCATCCTATCGGGATGTCGTCCGGTTTGTTTCACGTGAAACACAACGGGAATGGTTCGATACACTGGATGGCGTGGAATGCCGCCCGGCGACCATGCATATCTTCGGTGCCCCCGTGCGAATCGACATGCCATTCAACCAAGCGTCGGACTACAATTATCTTGTGGCCGTCAATGACTATCCCGACTTGGAATCGCCACGCGCATGGTATTACTTCATCGAATCCGTGGAATACATCAACGCGCATACCACACAGCTCACGCTTATGCTTGACGTATGGCAGAGTTTCCAGCATGACGTGACGTTCGGCAGTTGCTATGTGACGCGCGGGCATATCGGCGTCGCCAACGAACACCAGTGGGATGATTATGGGCGTACCGCTCTGGCGCTGCCGGAGGGGCTGGATACCGGCGCGGAAACCGTCATCGCCTCCCAGTCGTATACGGCACTGATGTCCAGCAAGCCCGCGCAACCCGGTTTCAATTCGCCTACCTTGGATTATGGTGTCATCGTCGTGGCCACGACCGACCTTGTGGCGTCGGGCGGCAGCGCTGAAAAACCGTCACTGAAAACCGCGCAAGGCTCGCAATTCGAGAATCAATCCAACGGTGCGGGAATCTATTATTTCGATACCGCCGATGATTTGACGCGCATCATGCAGGCGGGCAGTTCGTTCCCGTGGGTCACTCAGGGTATCACGGCGATTTACGCCATTCCCAAAATCAGCGCCGACTATATCGCCGACGCGGGGCGAGAGGTAACGCAATTTTTCGGTACCGGCACGGCCGGCGTGATCAAGGGACACGCATACACGTTCCTATGGGAGGCCAAGAGCGATAACCGGTATGATGATATCGTTTCCATCAGGAATTTTCGCGATAATTTCAACATTCCCAGCCGGTATCGCAATCTGAAAAAACTGCAATGCTACCCGTATAGCGTCGTGGAATGCTCATGCCTGAATGGGTCGAACGTCATCTATCGGCCCGAGGATATCCAGTCCAATGACCTGACCATCCGTGAAACGTGGAATTATGCGCCCCCGTCCCCGCGTTTGAACTTCTACCCGGTGGACTATAATACGGGTGGCGCGGCCACGGTCGATTCCCCGTCCGGGAATGGTACCGGGTTGCCGATCGATGGCGGGGAAATGCTGAACGTCAGTTTCGGGATTACGAACTTCCCCCAGTTCATGGTGGTGAACAACGGGGCTTCGCTTGCCATGGCCAACAGCGCGTCCACTCGCGCTTACGCGGAACAGTCGGCAGGGTGGGCGCAGCAAAAAGCGACCATGAGCGCCGCCAACACACTATCCCAGGCTGGCGTAGGCATTCGTACCCAGCAGCAGCTTACGCAGCTCGGCGTGACCAACCGGAACGCGTTGAACGCCATCGCAGCCAACTCGCTCAACCAGTCGCTGGCCATCGGACAGGCGAACACCAACGCCATGACCGACCTGAACGTGTCCCAGAACAACGCGCAGTCGGCGTGGGGGTTGATATCCAATGCCGGGAATGCGATCATGAACGCGGACGTGGCCGGACTGATCGGCGGCACGATCAACGGCATAGTCCAGAACGGCATCACCAATACAGGACTGCACGCAAGCCGTGATATCGCCAACGACACGGCGGCGGCGAACACCGCCAACAGTGTGGCGACCAATGCGGCGCAAACCTCACAGGCGAACACCTACGCGCAACGCGCCCAACAGATCCAGGGCACATCCAGCGCCCTCATGGCCGGACAGAACTATCGGCTGGCCACGCGCTTTGCCGAGGGCGACTACGAAAACGCGATCGCCGGAATCAACGCGCAAGTGCAGCAAATGCAGATGACCCCGCCGACCACAAGCGGCGCGGCGGGCGGCGATTCGTTCAACCTTGCCAACGGCATCATGGGCGTGCTGGTTCGTTTCCGTACATGCGCCCCCAGCGCGCTGCGCAGCGTCGGGGAGTTCATGTTACGGTTCGGGTATTTCGTCCAGCGGTTCATCACCCCGCCCGCAAGCCTGCAATGTATGGAAAAGTTCACGTACTGGCAGATGCAGGAATGCTACATCAGGGGCACACTGCCCGAGCAGGCGCGATTGACCATCAAGGGCATGTTCGAGCGTGGCGTGACCGTATGGGACAAGCCGGAGTATATCGGCATGACCGACTGGGCGGACAACGATCCACTGCCGGGCATCGGCTACGAGTGATACAATGGTGACATGAGTAGGTCTAAAAGGAATCGGGTTGACGGCGCATTGCATCCGCGCGGCAACTACGCCAAAGCACGCGCCGCCTCCCTTGACATGATGTATTATCATCTGTTGGCGGAACTGGCGTTGAACCGTTTCAGTTGGCGCGGATTGCCGCCGACCGTAGACGAGCGATGGCTGGAAATGTGCCTATGCGAATACGGTTGCGCATTGTTTTTCGAGGACAAGCGCATAGGCCGGTTTTTGGTGACGCAAGCCGGATATCAAGGCCGGTTGAATGTGTACGATAACCCGACGTGTTTCGAGCCGGTGGGCGTCAACTACCATTACCGGCAGCTCAAGGCCGGACGTGAATGCATCCCGATTTGGGATAATCGCATGCGCATGTCGTTCAAGGATGTCCTATGGCAGTATGCGCGACGGTTGGCTGACATTGATAAAGCGTATGACGTGAATCTGGAGAGCCTGAAGCTTCCGACCATCATCACCGCCGACCCGCGTACCAAACTGACCGTACAGAACATGCTTCAGCAGCGGCAGGACGGTCAGGATTACATCATCGGATACGACTCACTGGATCCCGGCAGCATGTTCCAACCGTGGCCCAACACCACGCCCTACCTCTTGGACAAGTTCATTCAACAGAAGACGCAGGTGACCAACGAGGTGCTGGGATACCTGGGCATCCAGTCCAGCGGTACGGAGAAAAAGGAACGGCTCATATCCGACGAGGTGGCGCAAGCCAACGAGAAGGTAGACGTGTTCCGCCTGAGTTTCCTTAAGGCGCGGCAGGCGGCGGCAACGGAAATCAACCGGTTGTGGCCGCAATTGAACATCTGGGTGGAGTACGCGGACGCACAAAGCTCCGGCGTGCCGAACGCGCTCGATTCCAGCGCCAGCGGTACGACGGATATTGACATGCCCGCATCATATGACGCGGGTATCGGAGGTGTATTATAATGCAGGATTTTACCGCCTATGCGATGACCACGCCCGGCGAGTACACCGAAACGTTGGGCAATCTCATTGCGTTCGGATACGATACGGACGATAAACTGCATCTGAGCGCCGACTATTACCCGATTTACGACGAGAGCCATCGCGCGGAGTTGAACGAGAAGATCATCCGCCATTACGCGTTGCGGGAAATCGGGCAGGAAACCGCGCAGCAGTTCGTTTTTTATCTGGGTATGACGATGGCGGAAATCATGCCCTATTTCAACGAACGCTACCGCACGCTCGATATGGAATATGATCCGTTGGACTCCATGGACATGACCACGGATAGCGAGAGCGGCAGCGAATCCCAGTCCTCGGGCAAAGCGTCCAGCACGCAGGATTCGACCAGCTCAAGCACGTCCAAGTCGGACAATAGCAGCACCACCACGTCCAGGAGTTTCGACAGTGACGTGCCGCAAACCGGCGTCGTGGGCGACTTCGCCCGCTACGCGAGCCATGCGAACGAATCGCAGGCGGATAGCGGCGGCACCGCGTCCAGTTCACAGGATTCGACCAGCCACACCACCGCCCAGAGCGCCACCGACTATCAGCATGATTCAAGCAATTCCAAGGGCAAGAGTCACGTGACCGGGCGCAGCCAGAGCGCTATGAGCCTGATTCAGGAATACCGTAACGCCATCATCAACGTGGACATGGAGGTCGTGCGCAGTCTCGAACCGTGCTTCATGCAAGTGTGGGGGTCTTATGATACAATTTTCAGTAACTGCCATAATTTTGGAGAATGGGAGTAATCATGGTTGCCATTAACGCACTGATCCCACGGCAACGCCTGTTCGACGGGATGCCCACGTCCGTACCGTTCACCTACCGGGACGGGCTGACTACGCTACAGCTGATCGAATGCCTGAAGCATAATCTTGATATTCTCCAATGCGACCTGAGCAAGCTGGAGGAAACCACGACCGACCTCACGGCATCCGTGGACAAGGCTCTGGCGGATACCGTGACGCAGATCAACAAGGACATGGCCGACTTGCGCGCGGAAATGCTCTCCCTGATTCACGAAATGGAGCGGCAGGGCGTGGCAACCTCCCCGGTCTACGGCACTGTGCAGCCGCTCGGTCAGGTGCTGGGCGGCATGTACGATAACGCGCGCAACCACGGACTGTTCTGGGGCGACTACGATGATATGCAGCTGACCGCTCAGGAATACGACGGCCTTATGCTCAAGGCCCGAGAGTACGACCTGAAGGCGACCGCAGTGGACAATTGCATGCCCGGTGACTTTCCGGGCCGCTCCCAGTTCCCCTACGGAAAGTCCATGCCCGATAACCCGCCCGCCGACATGTCGTTCATCACGCAATCCGAAGCGGATGCACGCTACGTCGAACGCAACCCGACCGCCGACAATTTCGACAAGAGGGGATGACTGCCATGACCGCCACCAACCATACCGAAAACTATGATCTGAGCCAGTTTGTCGACACCGACCGCCCCACGTGGCTTGTGGATTACAACGGCGATATGACGAAGATCGACGCCCAGCTTAAGCGGAACGCGGATGATGTCGCGTCCGCCGCCGGGGGCGGGCTTACGTCGGTGAACCACACCGCGGACCTTACCGGTAACGGCACGTCCGGTTCGCCGCTGGGCGTGGCGGACACCATCGCCCGCAAGACCGATATCCCGGATACGAGCGGCCTTGCCACTAAGGCCTCTCTCATTTCGGGGCTTGCGGGCAAGGTCGATGAAACCGTCTCGCAGCCCGGCACGCTCGGATTGACGGCAACCGAGCTTGATTCATTGTACAGGGACGCGAACGGTATCGTTCGCGTCGGCACCAAGGAATAGGAAGGAACCAGCAATGTCCACCACACAGCATACCGGACACTACAATCTGCCGACGTTCGGGGATAATCCGAACGACCGCCCGTCATGGCGCGGCGACTTCACCGACGCCATGACCAAGATCGATGATCAGATGTACGCCAACGCCACCAACGTCACCACGGCGACCGCAGCGGCGAACAACGCCAAGGTGGCGGCGGACGCGGCGAAGGAATCCGCCGACGACGCGGCGGAGCTTGCGCAGACCAACAGGACCGATGTTGCCAAGCTGGATGGCTACTTCGGTAAGCTCGGGGTTACGTCGGCGCAGACTGCGCAGAACCTTATGGACGCCATCAACGGCAAAGCGGAGGACACCGACCTTGCCGCACTGCAGAACACGGTGTCTTCGTTGTCCGGCAGGGTTGACGGCAAGGCCGATTCTTCCAGCGTCTATACCAAGGCGCAGGCTGACACGACGTTTACCAAGCAGGGCGGATATGCGGGCACTGCGCAGACCATTTACAATACGGCGTCGCAGGCGGCGGCCCAGCTGCAGGACCTCATGACCTCGGGGCAGGCGGCCACCCTTGTCGGTTCCGGCGAGGTCGACCACAAGGGGCTCAGGATTCAGTGGACTGCCTACTACAGTCATGTTGCCCGACTCGTGACCGTCCGCGTCAACGCCTCCGGTGCGATCACCGGCGGTATCAACGCGGAGGCGGACAAGGTCGAGCTGGGAACGCTTGACGCGCAATATAGGCCGACGGTTGACTTGCGTACCGTCATCGATGTGGTCAACGAGGGGCCGACGTTCCTGACCGTCAAGGCCGATACGGGCAAGGTCAGGGTTGACTTCAATATCAATTCTTCCACGTCCCCGTTCTATGTCACCCTTATTGGCCTCGTGCCGTTTTTTGTCGTCGGCTGACGACGGGTCGATGCACCATACCCCGTCCGGTACGCCGGGCGGGGTATACTGATATCATGGTAGACGTGCAAGCATGGTTGGAACGGACCCAAAACCAATATTGGGACATGGATGGTAGTTATGGCGCCCAATGCTGGGACTTGTGGGCGAAATACTGCATGGATAATTACAATCTGTCATTAGGTGATTGCATCACCCCGACGGGCTACGCGGAGGGCAATTACACCATGTTTCCCACCACGGCGGCGGTGGGGCGCGTGTTCGAGAGGAAGGACGCCGATTATACGCCCGGCATGGGCGACGTGGTGTTTTGGACGTTCGGCAGTCGGATCTACACCGGCAGTCACGTGGCTATCGTATGGGGTGGCATCCAGGGGGACAATATCGATGTTCTGACGCAGAACCCGACGCCTGCCGTTCACCAGTTGTTACCGCTTATGAAGGGTTCGCAGCTACTCGGCTATCTGCATCCCACGGCATTGCCGGAACCGCCGGAATCCGGCGATAATCCGACCGGCGGCAATAATCCGGGCGTGGGTGTGGATGGCGATATCTCCGCGTGGATACAATTGCAGGGTGATAATCTCATTTATCACAGTGGCTCGGGCACGACGTCATCCCAAGCCGTTTTCTACAAGGCGAGCGCCCAAACGTGGGTGTATCGCGGTGCCAAGGGTCAGCCGGACGCCGACCAGGGGCAGGGCACGCCGAGCGTGGGCGATGGGGAAAGCTCCTACGCGCTTTACGTCATCGGTACCGTTGAATCATCGTTGCGTTGGGATGCCGTCGAGTCCAATGGTCAGGGTATCGGTATCGCGCAATGGAGTTTCGGCAGGCGTTTGCAGGTGTTGAACGCGATGAAGGCGGTGGACGCCGTAGGGTATGAGGCGTTTGCCGCCGCCGCGCCAGGCATCGCCGCGCTTATGGAGTCGGGTGGCACGTTCGACAGGGCGATGACCGGTAGTGAGGTTGCGGCGTTCCGGACGTGGGCGCGGCGTGCGGAATCTCGGCAGGGGCAGCGGGACCGGTTTGCGGAGGATTATGAGGGTTACCCGCAGACGTATGATGATGCGAAGATGCAGATATTATGGACGTGCGCCTATCATCAAAGTCCGGCGGGCGCGTTGAACGTGCCGCATGCCTCGACCCTTGCGCAATTGTATGGCAATATCCTCGGTACGTCCCCGTTCGGGTCGTATGGGACGCGCTATAATACCGCCTATTCGTTGTTGAATGTGTGGGATGGCGTCAGTGCGCCGCCGAATTTCTGACATCATGGTGAACCGGTGGATATCTACCGGTTGTCGCTATTGTATGGTAGTGTGGATGATATGGAGAGGCTGTTAGGCGAAGGCGATTACTATGATTATGGGCGCGTGTTGTCCTATCACGCGCCTTGGATGTTCGTCATCGGCGCGCGCGGCCTCGGTAAGACCTATGGCGCTAAGAAACTGGTCATCGGTGACTGGATTAAAAAACGCTGGCAGTTCATCTACCTACGCCGGACGGCGGAGGAGCAGAAGAACAAGGGCACATGGTTCGCGGATATTGCCGAACAGTACCCCGACCTGGAGTTTCGGGTGTCCGGCAATCAGGCGGAATGCCATTGGTTGGATGACAGGGACGCCATCATCGACAAGCATGGCAGGAAACGCCCGACATGGCATGTCATGGGGTATTTTATCGCACTGTCGCAGGCCGGACAGGTCAAATCGGTGGCCTACCCCAAGGTACGCACGATGATTTTTGACGAAATATTCCCCGACAACATGCGTTATCTCGGCGGAGAGGTCACGGCGCTGGAGGAATTCTACAATACGGTGGACCGTTGGAATGATAGGGTGAGGGTTATCATGTGCAGCAATGCCGTAACCCTCGCTAACCCGTATTTTAGCGCGTTCAATATCAACCTGAAACCACAATTGGATAATCACACGCAATACCAACGGTATTGCGATGGGTTTATTATGGTGGAACTGGCGGATTATGGCGGGTTCAGCGCCAAAGTCGCAACGTCGAAATTCGGACGATTTTTACGCAAATATGATGAGAATTATGCGAATTATGCAATCGATAATGATTTTAGGGATAACGCTGATACTCTCATCAGTGATTTTAACAACGCCGGTTATGCATTCACGTTAAGAACCACGGAATACGGTATTTTCAACGTATACCAGCAATTAAGCGACACCGATGAAGTATTGTACATCATCACTAAGAAACAGCCTAAAATCACACGTGATTTTACGTTTGATTATCGACTGGTCGATAATGATTGCATGATGCTCAAACGTTCCGATGATATGACGCAGAAAATATTAAACGCCTATCGCGTCGGACGGTTACGGTTCGAAACACCGCAGATCAAAGCGGAATTCAGTATGATTCTTGGCGGCTTGTTACAACAATCAGGCATAAGAAAGTGAGGAATCAATGATGGAAACCTTATTTTACGAAATTCTAGCCGTATTCGTGTTCATTATTATGGACTATATTACCGGCGTCATCAACGCAGTAATGCACGGCAAACTGTCCAGCACGAAAATGCGGGAAGGACTGGGGCATAAATTCGCGTATCTTTGCGTGTTTTTCGTTGCGTGGTTCATCGACTTTGAAATGGGCCACATCGACATTGGTTTCCATACCACGTTAACGCCGCTCGTTACCGTGGGTATCGTGCTGATCGAGTTGTCCAGCATCATCGAAAATATCGGCAAAATCAATCCCGAGCTGGCAGAAGCAAAGTTCATGAAAATTTTCACCGAATGTCACAAGGAGGATGATGGCAATGGCGATACGGACACCACCGGAGGCCGTTGATTACGCGCGGTCAGTCCTCAATGCAGGCTATAACGGATACTGTTTGGCGCACGTCCAAGACGCCTACGGGGCGGAACCGCGATACGCCAGTGCAATAGCCGCATGGAACGGATGCAGCGAACCACACCCCACAAGCGACCTAGCGTCCACACCATACGGCGCGCCCATTTACTTCTCGCAACCCGGCAACCCCTATGGGCACATCGCGTTGCACCTTAATGGCGATATGATGTACACCACCGATAGCAGCGTCGGGCATCCCCACGAGGATAGCATATCCAAGTGGATACGCCAATATGGATATGTGCCGCTCGGATGGAGCGGCGACATAGAAAACCAACCGATCCCAGAATTAGGAGATGATGACATGCCAACCGCAAATGAAATCGCTGAAGCCGTATGGAACTTCAATCAGAACGGCGTCAAAATGCGCGACCGCGTACAGGGTATCGACGGAGCCGCAAACAGCGCGAACAATGAAATTCACCGCTTAAGCACGTGGGATAATAAAACCCACGCATCCAATATGGGCAATTTGCTCACCGAACAACCCGTAAAATACAACGGCACAACCGCAAAGCTCGGGGATAGAATCGGATATATCGACGCCCATACGCATACCATGGAAGCGCAAATTACCGCGCTCACCGAAGCCGTGAAAACCCTAGCCGCCAATCAGGGTGCCGACCCGGACAAAATCGCGGCAATCGTAGAACAGGCCGTGAAAGAAAAACTGGAATCACTCACCATCACAGTAGAGTGACACCATAGCATGAACAAGCCCCGCAGATCGCGGGGCTTATTTATTGAGGGGCCACTTATCAAGCAGAATCACCGCATACAAGCAACGAATCTCACCGTCAACCTCATATTCATCCCTGAGCTCATACTCAAAACCAAACGAAACGAACGTAGCCACGAACAATCCCAACGCTTCACCTGCACTAGAAGCATCCTCGACTACCCAAGAAACGTCACCCATCCTGACATGATAGCAAGAAGACACTTCACGCACTTCTTCCGAAACTCAGATTACAACGTTCATAACAACCACCATCCTATCCGTTCCCATTGGCTGATAATTCCATACCACCATGCCCCAAACACGACACGCCAGGCAAACAAAAAACACGATAAAACCACGCACTTAGATCATCGACAAAACAACACACTTAGACTACGGGACAAAAACAACACGCGGAACTGACAACAGCAAAGAACGCAGCAAAACGGGAAGCACAGAAAACAATAGCAAACAACATAGAAGGAACGGCAATGAAAAACACAGAGAGCAACAACAATATAAAACACAGGATAGAGCAGTTATAGGAAAAGGATAGCTGCTGGGGCCCCTCCCCTCCT